TCATTGCCAATATTGCGGACACCGTAGAGGTCGTGAACATCATCAAGCCTGTGTACAATTTCAAGGCAAGCGAATAAGGAGGACATTGTTATGAATATGGTTTGCAAATGTGGTGGCAAGGAGTTCTTCACCGAGGAACACGGGAATCAGACCGGGCTTTACTGCTCCGCTTGTGGTAAGTGGCAGAAATGGCTCAAGAAGGACGAGATACGACTTTTCAATCATGGTGTCAAGGTAGAGAACGCTTATTTGCTGGAACGTCTCAAGGTTCGTATCGAGGAGAGTGCAATCAAGGTATCTACCGTCAAAGCTCCGCATACTTACATGAAAGCTGTCGGCACGAGGGAGCTTGAGAAGATTCTCGAGGAGGAGTTGGGAAATGAAGACACGAAACGACATACTTGCTGAATACGTCCGCAGTCGTTACCCCGAGATTGAGAAGACCTTCGACTTTGTCGCCTACTCTGCTGGTGTGGCTCTTAAAGAGTTCGGCAGATGTATCAAGGAAGAGTTCGGGGGTACTGATAAGGAGGTAGACGATGTTTGCGATTCAGAACATTAAGACCGGGAAGTTTTTGTATGGCACAGACTATCGCTACCGCCCTCCTCACCAGCGTACCAGCAAGACGAAAATGCTCACTTACAGCTCTATCGCAGAAGCCGCACACGACTTTTGGGTCAAGAGGGAGTGCGGTAAAGATTACAGAATCGTTGTGCTGAAATCGGTTGAGGTTAAGCGAGTGATTGACTACTACGAGAGCAAAAACTTCATTTAACACAAAACGGATAAGTAATTATCAAAAACGACATTTACCAAACTATCTGAAAAGGATTGAAAAACAATCTTTTCATAAGAACGAGTTATTCTTATTATTACAGTAGTTAAAGTAGCTGTTCTCAAGGTATTGCGTGTAACTTCCTCTATATAGAAAAATCCCTATATATAGAAGTTATACGCAAAAACCGATTTTCAACTACTTCTACTACTGCAATAAGAATAAGAAGAAAGGAGACTGAAATGGATATAGATAAGCTGTTAGCAGACAGTTCCAAGGAGACTGTTGCGACTAAGGAGACTGTTTCCGGCGAGGAGACTGCAATCAGTCCTCGTACCGGGAAACCGATTCAGAAGAAATATGCACCGAAGAAGAAAGGTAAGCCCCGAGGAGGTAATAACTGGTTGAAGCCGGAAAACATCGCTCCGGGGCTTGAAGCTGGTGATAACACGAAGTTCCTCTCCGTCAATATGGCGTTGATGAATATGCCGGACATTGACATGGAAAATCCGTTGGAGGTGCAACAGCGACTTTCTGACTATTTTGCTTTGTATGCACAGTATGACATGAAACCTACGGTTGTTGGTATGGCTATTGCGCTGAATGGACACAACAGACAGTGGCTTTATGCAGTGACACATGACGTACCGGGAGGTGGTGCTGGATATAAGATTGCGTTGCCGCCGGAGGTAGCTGACGTAATAAAAAAGGCGTACTTTTTGCTCGAAAATTTGTGGGAAAACTATATGCAAAGTGGCAAGGTCAACCCGGTAGCTGGTATCTTCCTCGGCAAGAACAACTATGGCTACCAAGACAAGACCGAGTACGTTCTCACACCGAACCAGCAGAACGACAACGACTATTCCGCTGATGAAATCAGAGAACGCTATATTGCAAGCGACCAGCAGAAGCGACTTTCAGCAAGCAACTCTGACGAGGACACGAACGACTAAGCGACTTTCGCCCACGTTCCGACTTTCCGACTATCAGCCGAGCGACTATCGACTTTCGACTATGAAACTGCTCCGGGATTTCCCGGGGCTTTTTCTATGCAAAAATTCACGGAAATTTTCAGAAAATCAGCCGGACACGGCACTCACCTCTTTAATACTTTAATGCAATAAAGCAAAACGTACCCCGGGCGGCTGTTTCGGGTTTCTTCCTATATAATGCAATTTTCAATCTTCATAGGATAATTTTTTATCCGAAATGTATTGACATTCAATCTTATTTGTGTTAATGTCTAATCAGATTCAGACAAGAAATAACACAAATCGGATAATATAGGAGGGTTCGCAATGAAACAGAGATTCACCAGCAAGCAAACCAGCATAAACAGCACAAAAGCCCCGGCGGTTTACAGTATGAAAAGAGCCGTTAACGTTATGGCCGGGAAAACGGTTGTTGACATCGGCGGCGGTCGGTTCGATACAGCCGCAGAAGCCGCCCGGGTTTACGGTGCGGCGGTCTCCATTTATGACCCATTCAATAGAACGCCGGAACATAACGCCGCAGTTCTCGCCGGGTCGTATGATGTGGCGGTGATTTCAAACGTGCTTAATGTTATCGACAGCGAAGCCGCCCGGGGTGATGTGGTACGGCTCGCCGCCACGAAAGCCGCCGCCCTTCTGATCACAGTATATGAGGGAGACAGAAGCGGCACAGGCAGACAGACAGCCGCCGACAGTTGGCAAGAAAACAGGCGCACCGCTGATTATATGGACGAAATCGCCGCCGCTCTCCCGGGTTGGAATGTTGCCCGGTTTGGTCGTTTGATTCAAGCAACACAGAAAAGATAAATTTTTATCTGAAAAGTATTGACAAATAATCTCGTGTGTGTTATCTTATAATCACAGCAAGACAAGAAACAATCTTCACAGGATAAATTATAGGAGGTATTCAATTATGGCATACGATTACAGAGAAGCAGTTAAGGACGATGTATTAGAATACATCAACAACGAAATCAATTTCGAGGATTTCGACACCCTCGAGGAGTTGGAGGAGCATTTGAACGAGGTTCTTTTCACAGAGGATAGCGTAACCGGGAACGCTTCCGGCTCGTACACGTTCAGCACCTACGAAGCAGAGGAAAATATCTGTCACAATCTCGATTTACTCGGGGAAGCTCTCGAGGAGTTCGGAAGCGGTGCGGATTACTTAATTACCCACGGAGCGGAAGCCGCAGACGTAACAATTCGTTGTTACCTGTTGGGCGAGTGTATCGCCGCCGCTCTTGAAGAAATCGAGGACGATTTCAACGAAGCCCACGAGGGAGAGGAGGACGAGGAAGAATGAAAAAATACACGTTCACAGATGGCGGTTATACCTTCCAGCGGATAGACAAAAAAGCCGCCCGGCGAGCTTATAACAACGGTCTTCGGGTCATGCTTTGCCCGGTGAATCTTCGCCCGGGCTACCCTTACCACCCGGAAACCAGTATAAGCGGCAAAGCCGCCGCAACATTTGAGGAAGCATTAAGCGCTTTCGAGTTTTACAACATTCGAGGGAATGAAACCGGGCGTTATACGGCGTTTTATATCCCGGTTCGAGAGGTTGACCGATTCACAGGAAAAGCACCCACGGCGGCAACGCTGGGAACGGTCACGCAATACGATTATAGATATATAGGAGGTTGACACTATGAGCGCATTTGAAAAGCTGTGCAACGAGTACAGAGAAAACAAGAGATTGATTGAAGAGTTGGAAGCGATGAATGACAGCATAAAAACCGACATTCTCGCAATCATGGGAGACCGGGAGACGGTCACAGAGGGAGCGAGCAAAGCGACATATAAGGCGGTTACTTCCTCCCGGTTCGATTCTTCCGGCTTCCGTAAAGTGTACCCGGATTTATTCACCGAGTACAGCACCCCGACAACATACCGCCGTTTTACGGTTCAATAAGGGGGTGAAAAGATTTGATTTTACTTTGCATTTTAATTTTTCCGTTCGTGGTCTTCGCTGACCTGTTGAAAATGAATAAATAAGGCGTAACGCTCCGGGCTTCGGCTCGGGGCGTTTTCTGTTGCCCTCTGTGCCGCCTGTGCGCCGCCGTGGGCGGTTCTATCTGTGGGGCTACCCATTAACCCCGGCGGCGTTCCGGCTCTCTGTGGGGCTGTCTGTGGGTCTCCGTTTGGGCTACCCTGTGGGCGGCTACTTCGCCCGGGTTGCTGTAAAGTGTAATCTTGAATAGCCGCCCGGGTTCGGTGTCGGTGCTTCGGTTCGTGCGGTGTTGGTGTGGTTCGTGCTGGTGTATGCTGTGGGGCGTTCTGTTGGCGTTTTACGGCGTTTTTCTTGCTGGTGTGGGTTGATGTACCCCGGCGGCGTTCCGGGCGTTCTGTGGGCTTCTGCGTGGCTGTGGGTACACCCCCGGAGGGGGATTGACAAGGGGCGAAACCGGGCGAGGGAGTACGCTGAATATTCTCAAAAAATAAAAAGACCCTATAAAAGATAATTTCTTATCCTATCAGTGTTGACAATCCCACTCTACCGTGCTATACTCGTATCACAAACAACATATAGGAGGTCAAAACATGGTTAAGAATAACATTGAAGTTGATGTAAAGGTGAAGCTCCTCGAAGCTGGGAAGACACAACAGCAGTTGGGTGAAGAAATCGGCACTACTGGACAGTACATCAACCGAGTTCTCAAAAAGAATGGTGGAATCGTGAACGATACTTTCGTTAAAATG